ACATATAACACTTAATAGTGTTAAAAAAGCATGGAATGACTTTAAGGCTGATCATGTTGTGTTCTGCTTAGAAGGGCGTAGTTGGCGTAAGGATTATTATGAGCCTTACAAACGTAACAGGCAAGTAGCACGTGATAAACTTACTGTAACTGAAAGTGAAGAAGATAAAGTGTTTTGGGAGATCTTTGACGAGTTTAAAGACTTTGTTACAACTAAGACTAACTGCACTGTTATGCAACACAAGCAACTAGAAGCAGATGATCTTATTGCAGGTTGGGTACAAGCACACCCTAACGATCATTGTGTTATTGTTAGTACAGATGGCGACTTTGCACAACTTATTGGTCCTAACTGTACACAGTACAACGGCGTTAGTAATACTATTATTACTCACGAAGGCTACTTTGATGATAAGAAACGTGAGCCTATTATTGATAAGAAAACTAAAGAAGCAAAGCCTGCACCGCAACCTGACTTTATGTTGTTTGAAAAGTGTATGCGAGGCGACACAAGTGATAATGTGTTTAGTGCTTATCCTGGTGTACGTAAGAAAGGCACTAAGAATAAAGTTGGTCTTATTGAAGCATACGAAGACAAAGATACTAAAGGGTACAACTGGAATAACATGATGCTACAACGTTGGGTAGATCATGAAGGTGTAGAACATCGTGTACTAGATGACTATCAACGTAATGTAGTACTATGTGACTTAACTGCACAACCAGGTGATATTAGAAGTATTATTAATGATGTTATTGAAGAACATGCAAAGCCCAAAGACATTACACAAGTAGGCATGCGTCTTATGAAATTTTGTGCAAAGTGGGATATGCAACGAGTTGCTGATCAAGCTGTCCATTTTGCTGAACCACTTAACGCGAGGTACCCACTATGACAATAAAAGCAAAAGAAGTTTTAAATGGAAAATTTTGGATCGTTGAAGATGAAGGAGTTAACGTTGGCACATTATCCTTTAGCGATGAAAAGTTTATGCTTAACGATACAAACGGTAAGTGTGTAATCTTTAATAATGCAGATCAAGTATCAAATAGGTTTGGTAGTAAAATTCTTTGGTCTAAGCTAGACATTACTGAAACTTCTGGTAACAATGAAAAATTAGTGCATAATATGCCAACTAGTTGTGTACCATACAATCCTATCTTTGATGTCAAACGTAAATTACCAATGTTTAGCAAATCAAATAAATCTAAAAGTTTATACTGTGCTGGATATTTTATAATTCGCTTTGATAAAGGCTGGGTTAAAAGTTTTTGTCCTAAACTTATTACAATTGAACGCTATGACTTTAGAGGACCTTTTAAAACTGAAATTGAAATGAGAACGGAGTTATCACGTGTCAACAGTCTCTGATCCATTAAACACTACTGCTATTCAAAATTTTATCCAAATGGTAAAATCAGCAGAGGCTTCTAACGCAAAAGAAGTTCGTCTTCCAATCGCACAAGCAAAGAATCTTGCATTTACTCTTGGAATTACTATGGCTAGATTGCACGGCGACTTAGAAAAATTTGTAAAAGAGAACAAAGCAAACGACGATCAAGTAATTGAGGTAAACATGGATGTTGGAGGCAAATGGTAAATGCAGGAGTTTAATCACCATTGTATTATTGATGAAATAAGTTACAACAACCAAGAACTTATAGACTTGTTTAATCGTATTCCTAAAAAATGCGAACTTCCTTGGAATCAATATAAAAATGTAATTAAAGATGCTAATCCAAATCGAGTATATTCTTCGGGACGAAAGTTTCAAAGACGAGGAGAAGGTGGATTAAATGGAATATATACTCCGTTATGGGAGGGTAAACACATGACTGAATATCCTGAAATAAAAAAAATTACTAACCGTTTTAATTTTATAGACCCTATAATACCAGAAGATGTTACATTTATGACATATAATCCAGGATTTACCTTTGCAAACCATACCGATAGATATTTAGAATATAATATTATGTTTCCACTTATTCCAAACGACGGGGGAGAACCTATTACATTCTATAAAGGTAAAGATAAAGATAGAGATGATCCTTTAGGTGTCGAATACACATATAGTTATAACACAACACATCCTACAGTATTCAACGGTAAAACAATACATAGTGTAGATACAATAAAAGAGTATCGTGTAATGCTTAGAATTAAAGTAGCCTCTGAAAAATATGAAGATATGATTATAAGATATAAAGATGGAAAATTCATTAACAATTAACTACGTAGTTAATAGGAAAAAATAGATAAATATACATAGTAATTGAATAAGGATTATATGTATATGAGTAGACCAAAGCCAACTATATTATTAGAAAATATTGATAAGAAGACCTATAAAAGCGAACAGATTTTAGAAGCTGACGCTATATGGGCAGTATTTTATAATAAAAAGCCGTTTAATTTAAAAACACAAAATATACTTACTAGCTACCCAGGGCCAAAATATAAAAAGGTTTCGTTTAGTAATCCTGGTCATGCTATCAATTTATGTAAGAAATTAAACGAATCATTCGACTCTACTAGCTTTACAGTTGTAAAATTAGTTAATGGCGAAGAAGTTGCTAATTTATGAACTGGAAAGAAATCTATACTAAGATATTTTTAAAAGAATCCGGAAAGTCTGTTAACGAATCTACTATGCAAGAATTTATGCCTGTGTGGTGGCAAAATAATAGAAGTAAAGATAAAGGCGGACTACGACTTACTGATCAAGGAATAGAATTTATAATTAGTGAGGTTGATTTAACTACATATGATGTTCCTTTTCCAAAAGACTTTACAATGACTTCAAATACTTTAGTATGGTTAGATGAATTTATTGATTGTCCTTATTGGATTGGTAGACACGGTATAACAGTTACGAACGAAAAGAAAGCATTAGAACTGCATCTTTTCTCAGGTGATGTTAAAAAATATGGAATAAACAAAGCTCTAAATAGACAAAATAAATCATAAAATCTATTAAAAAAGGTTGACTTTTTATCGTAAGGTGTTATACTATATGTATAGTTAGAAATAGGCACTGTAACTTAAAGAGGAATACAAAATGTCAGATTTATCAATGACACGTACTGTTAGCCCAAACAAGGCTAAAAAAAGCATTATTAGAGCATTTAAAAAGAAACGTCCAATCTTCCTTTGGGGACCTCCAGGAATTGGCAAGTCAGATATTATTGGTCAGATTACTAACAGTCTTTCCAAACCACATTTGATTGATATTCGACTATCACTTTGGGAACCTACAGATATTAAAGGTATTCCATACTTTGACAGCAACTCAGGTACAATGGTTTGGGCTCCTCCAGGAGAACTTCCAACACAAGAGTTTGCGGCACAATTCGATAACATCGTTTTGTTCTTAGACGAAATGAACTCGGCAGCGCCAGCAGTACAAGCGGCAGCATACCAGTTAATTCTCAATCGCCGTGTTGGACAATACAAACTTCCAGATAACGTTCTTATTGTTGCGGCTGGTAATAGAGACGCTGACAAAGGTGTTACTTATAGAATGCCTGCTCCGTTAGCTAATCGTTTTGTTCATTTAGAACTAACAGTTGACTTTGATGATTGGTTTGCTTGGGCAGTAGCAAATGACATACACAGAGACGTTGTTGGTTATTTGACTTTTAGCAAAAAAGACTTGTATGACTTTGATCCAAAAAGCTCGTCACGTTCGTTTGCTACACCTCGATCCTGGTCATTTGTGTCCGAACTATTAGAGGACGATGATGACGAGAGTACTACTACAGATTTAGTTAGTGGCGCAGTTGGCGAAGGCCTAGCTGTGAAATTTAGTGCTCACCGCAAAGTTGCGTCAAGCATGCCTAATCCAACAGATATTTTGGACGGTAAAGTAAAAGAGCTAAAGACTAAAGAAATCAGTGCCATGTATTCCTTAACAGTCTCGCTCTGTTATGAGCTAAAAGAAGCGTCAGACAAAAATGATAAAAAGTTTGATGCTAAAGTAAATAACTTCCTTCGCTTTGCAATGGATAATTTTGATACTGAATTAGTTGTAATGGGTATTAAACTTGCTCTTACACAATACGGTTTACCAATTGATCCAGATGAAGTAGAATGTTTTGATGAATTTCATGAACGGTATGGAAGATATATTACTGCCGCACAAAAGGCTTAACGGTGAAATGAGTTTGGGCGTTCTCAATAAAAACGTCCATTTTCTCTTGACAAAACTCGTAAATACGTGTATACTGTAAGTATAAACAATAAAGGAATGGCATATTATGAGTGTAGCAGGTAAGAAAAACTGGGAACCAAATCCAACTATTACGCCTAGCGAACTAGCTATAATGCGAACAGACGTTCTTGATCGTATTATTATTGCAAGAGTAGGCTTGTTATTACGACATCCATTTTTTGGTAATATGGCAACTCGATTACAAATTAAAAGTGCAGATGATTGGCTTCCTACTGCCGCTGTAGATGGTCGTAACCTTTATTTTAACACCCAATTCTTTAATGCAATGTCTAACAAAGAAATTGAATTTGTTATTGCACACGAAATTCTACACTGTGTATTTGATCACTTAGGACGTAGAGACGATCGAGATCCAACTATTTATAATATTGCCGCAGATTATATTGTCAATAATTTACTAGTACGTGATAGTATTGGCACAAAGCCTACATTTATTGATTGTTATCAAGATTTTAAATACGAAACTTGGTCTAGCGAAGCAGTGTACGATGATATTTTTGAACAAGCTAAAAAGAACGGCGAAGAGTTTTTAAAACAACTTGGCGAAATGTTAGACGAACATATTGATTGGGAGGGTGACGGCAACGAAGGTCAAGGACAAAGTAATGGGTCTGCAGACAATAAAGAAAGTAAAAGTCAACCTGTTTATTCTAAAGAAGATTTAAAAAAGATCAAAGACGAAATTAAAGAAAATATGATATCTGCGGCACAATCCGCTGGTGCTGGTAATACTCCTGGCGAAGTTCAACGTATGATTAAAGAACTTACAGAGCCTAAAATGAATTGGCGCGAACTACTACGTCAACAGATTCAAAGCACTGTACGAAATGACTATACTTTTAGTCGTCCTAGTCGAAAAAGTCAAATGACTGGAGCTATTTTACCCGGAATGAATTTTTCTGAAACTATTGATCTTGCTGTTGCTATAGACATGAGCGGATCAATTGGTGATGTGCAAGGCAGAGACTTCTTAAGTGAAGTTAAAGGTATTATGGAAGAGTACCAAGACTATAACATTAAGTTGTGGTGTTTTGATACAAAGGTATATAACGAACAAGACTTTGTTGGTGATGACGGGAATGACTTGTTAGACTACCAAATTATGGGAGGCGGTGGCACCGACTTTGATTGTAATTGGGAATATATGAAAGAAACAGGACACGTTCCTAAAAAGTTTATTATGTTTACAGACGGATACCCCTGGGGTAGCTGGGGTGATGAAAATTATTGTGATACAATATTTATTATTCATAGCAACCGTGATAAGAGCTTACAATCACCGTTTGGGTTAACTGCACATTACGAGGAAGAAGCCGCTTGAAATTAAAAGAACCAAATGCATTAAATTTTTTTAAAATGAGGCAATTAGAAAGTATTCCTCCTCATTTTGAATTTATATCTATTCCATTAACCTATAATTTACAAACTAGTATTGAAAAATGGATACATATTAATTTAAAAGGAAGATACTATGTTGGAAAAACTATAGACGTAGAATCTTATACTAATACAATACAATCTGTAATAAAGATTGGATTTGAAGATGGCAAAGAAATGAGTTATTTCACTTTGGCATGTCCACATCTAAAATATAAGTAAATAATACTGAAGGAGAAAAACTTATGAGCGAAGACGCAAATATAAACGAACTAGGAGATATTTCAATGGCACCAACAGAAACAGGTGATGTTGCCGCACCAACAACTGCAGCAGATAATTCTTTAGAATTAACAGTAAACGACCTACAATTGTTACGTCAGGTTATTGATATTGCTACATCAAGAGGTGCATTTAAAGCAAACGAAATGGTAACTGTAGGTACAGTTTTTAATAAGTTAGAAACATTTTTAAATGCTATTGCACAACAGCAAAAGCAAGGAGGAGAATAAAATGCCGTTTAAACACGTAGGAAGAATTTCAAAAAGTAAATCAAAGGTTGTTGTAGCATATAGAACTATCCCCGGAGACTCAAGTTCTGCTGTTATAGTTAACACTAATTCTCTTAATGCAGACGAGCACGATACACTTATGCGAGTTGTAGAATCTGAGGCTGGCCAAAGTGCAAATGAGTTTGCAGAAATTATGGCAAGGTCAAGTCTGCCAGACGGTAGAAATATGCTACAGGCATTCCATACCACTGGTAAGATGATGAAAGTTGCAGTTGACGAAGTTGAAATGCAGCCTGATCATAAAACAGTATTACCACTAAGTGAGCTTAATAATTTAATTGCACAACAAAGAGGTGTAACGATTGACGAATTAGCTATTGCTCCAAATGATGTTCCAAAAGGAGCAAAAGCAACACCAGTAGCATCAATGGAAACTGCTGATATAGCAACTCCTGCAGCTAATGCATCTGAAGTATTGTCAGATACTGACTTGGCTGCACAATTTCGTAGTCAAGCTGATTCGTTGTATAAAGAAGCTAAATCATTAAGAGCACAAGCTGAAGAATTAGTGCCAACTGTTAAAAAATCTAAAGCAACTACAAGTGCCAAAGGATAAAACCAAACTTCCGAAGCATGTTATAGACCTCTGGCCCGATATATTTAAAGATATTGATCTTAAAGTTGTGCCGTTAGAATATTTGCATTCTATTAGAGTTGTATTTAACGATGGCAAAATTTGGGATATTGATATCCAAAATTCAAAAGGTGAAGATGGTAAAGAAATAAATGTACAAGAAGAGCTTGAAGGTTTATTTGCTGAGTATGAACAAGAAATTTCAAATGTTGACTTTAGGTTAGATACCGAACGAGTAAAATCTGACATTAAAAAGAGGACTGCTCTTTTTATGAAAAAAAGAAGATAAGCATGAAGGCTTTTGTTATAATACATGATGCCCCATCTGACTCATGGTTTTACCAAGTAGCAACAAATTATACAAAGTTAAATTTTGACTACTGTATGGCAGATCGATTTAATGAAAATTCTGAATGGAAATTCTTTGAATCAAATACTCCTATACAAGAATGTTTAGAAGGTTTTGAATTTACTATTGTAGTTAAAGCTGGTACTATTTTTCCTTATTCGTTTTATCAAAGAAAACTTGAACCAAGGTTAGGTAAACATAAAATTACTAACATAGGACCTGTTAAAGTTTATCATTCATCTAATACATTACCCAACGAAGGACAGCTTAAAGTATCTTATCATTTTCCTTATATAGATGCAACAGACGAAAACACATTTGCTCATACACACGATCGGGCAATAGATATATTACTAAAAAATTCTAATCTAGCGTATATTGTACATAACGAGATACCTAAACCTATATACAAACTTAATAAACCTATTAATTGGGCAATGACTGTAAGTTCTGGTTTTTATATTAACTTCCTATTATCAGATGCAGGGTTTGATCATAACACTATTGTAAATCACGTAGACATTAGTAAAAGCAGTTTAGCAGTAAGAAAGTATACTATTGAAAACTGGAACGGCATTGATTATTTACATTGGATAGATCATTTATATGAAAAATTTCCGTTATTAGATATTTTTAATAACGGTCAATTTAAACGTGGTCATTTACCAACACACACTGTACTAGATCATATGTGGGAAAAATGGACACAATCAGAATGGATTGTGCATTGGCAAGAATATCAAAAATGTCAACATAGTTATCATGTTTGTAATTTTGGAGACATTGATAGTTTTAAACGTATTTTAAGTGAACAAAAAAGATATGACTCTAGTGTATTTTGGTACAACGGTGCGTTAAAAAGAATGCCTGCAAATATAAATAAAACTAGTAAACAAAGTCATAAACATGCACAATCATTTATACAATTGCTAGTTGACTACGATCCTAATATGCTAGTTTATGGATCAGATCATTGTTGTGCAAAATTTAACGGTATTACTTCTATAGATGCGTTAAACAATATGTCTATAGACTCAAGAGAAGAATTATGGAAAGTAATATAATAGCATGAATTTTTATGATATAGAATTTAGTAGAAACCCATTAAACATGTGGAATAAATTAAAAACTAAGTCACCGGTTAAAAAAGAAGGTTATAATAGTCTATATGATTTCTGTAAGGCAACTAGTAGATATCATTTTGATGAAACAGTAGATGATATTGCACAATTAGATACAGACTGTCCTCCAATTATACCAATCGGAAATATTGCCGGAGATTGGGATCAAGAAGTAAAAAAATTAAGCAAAGAAACTACTCCTGCAACATTTGGATTCAGGACTACAACTCGTGCAGATATAACAAATGCATGGGAAGAAAACGATTTTAAAAAATGGGGATACAATATCGACGGAGGCTATACAATAGCTAACAGAACAATACGCCCAGAACTAGAAGAAAGTTTACAATTTATTGTAGATTCTTTTGGTTTTGAAAAACCTGGTGTTGTAAAATTTGATGTGCAAATGCCTGGGCAATGTTTTTACTGGCACTTAGATAACTTTGGCGGTGTTCTTAAACGCCGAAGAAAAGAATATAATAAGTCCGACGAGGGCGACTTAGACCAACGTAAGGTTATGCGAACTGTGATATTTTTAGATGATCAACAGCAAGGTCAAGTTTGGCAGCAAGGTAATTTATTATTAGGATGGAAACGAGGAGATATAATTACTTGGCCATGGCGAGATATTCCACACGGTACATGTAATTATGGACATAAACCTAGACCAGTATTAAATATTACCGGCATATTAACTGATAAAACTAGAGAATTCTTAACCAGTATTAAGAGAGTTTTATAAAAACAAAGATAAAGTATTATTGTTATTGGCATAAATACATGTAAGAAACTATATTTCAGGAGTTCTATAAATGGCTTTAAGACTTAGACGTGGTACCGATGCAGAAAGACTGCTTGTAACCCCTGTAGAGGGTGAATTAGTATACACCACAGATACAAAACTAATATTCGCAGGCGATGGTTCAACAATCGGCGGCACACTAATTGCTGGATTAAACAGCATGGCAGCAGATACAACACCACAGCTAGGTGGAAACCTAGACTTAAACAGTAAAAATATTACAGGTATTGGTAATATTAATATTGACGGGACTATTACTGCACCGCAATTTGAAGGTAACTTACATGCCGATGATAGTACAGTAGCATTTAATAGTGCCACAAACAGTTTAACAATTAACGGTTTAAATATATACGGCGATATAGATTTAACAGAATCAACTAATACACTTGATGTATTTTCTAATCATGCTAGTACTGTTAGTTCGTTAATTTTAAATAGATCAAAAGGCACAAAGGCAGCACCAACTGCATTAATTGACAACGATAATATTTTTAGTATTAAATTTAAAGGACACACTGGATCAAACTATCTAGGCGGTTCAGAAATTACTTCCGATGTCGATGGTACTGTAACATCAACTATTTTACCAAGTGACTTATCATTTAAAGTAACAAATGTTAGTGGGTCAACTCTTACACCTTTAAAAATATTAGCAAACGGAAATATATTAATTGATGCTGGTGCTGACGAAACCACTTTACATAATTCTAATCTTGGAATATACGGCGGTGGTAACACTCGAACTGGTATTAGAAATGTCAGTATGAATAGGTCACGAGGAACTATATTAGCTCCAACAACTGTACTTGCTCGAGATAATGTTTTTCAACAAAACTTTAATGCATATGACGGATATAGTTATATTCGAATAGGAAATATAAGAGCAGAAGTTGGTGACACACCTGTTTCTCAAGGTGTAGCGAGTGGTAGACTACGTTTTAGACTTCCTCTTGCTGACGGAGTTGAATCAACATTTTTAGACTTACGCGGAGATAAAGGTTCTGTTCCTTATATTCGAGTATACGGAACT